CGCATTTTAACGGTTTGACTGCTAACTTTGCTTTGAATGAATCATTTATCAACAGTGCACAACTGAGAAGTTCTGTGGTGGCATTAGCTGAAGGACTTGGTTATGTTCCTCGTTCATTTACTTCTTCTCAAGCAGGTTTGAATTTATCTATATTAGTAACTGGTAGTAATAGACCAACAAGCGTAATTTTACCACGTGGAACTACATTTACAACTTCAGTTGATGATGTTACTTATACATTTCAAACTAGAGAAAACTTTGTAGGAACAGACGACGGTAATGGTTCTTATCAGTTTTTAAATGCAGATGATGGCACCTCAATACCTGTATTTGAAGGTACTGAAAAAACTAAAACTTTTTTTGTTGGTGATACTACTGATACACAAATATATGTAATACCTGATATTACAATGGATATAAGCACTATAAGAGTTAGAGTATTTCCAACAGCTTCTTCAACAACATTTGATACTTACAATAATATAACTGATGCAATAAGAATAACAGATGATTCTACCCTTTATCAAATCAAAGAAACACCAAATGGTTTTTATGAAATAGTGTTTGGTGATGGTGTAGCTACAGGAAAAACGCCTGTGGCAGGAAATAAAATAATAATAGATTACCTATCTACTTCTGGTACAGCTGCAAATGGAGCTACGTCTTTTCAAACAGATTCAACTATTACAGTTAATAGTGTACAATTTAACGTTACGGTAATAACTGAAGCATCATCTGCTGGTGGAGCGTTAAAGGAAAGTATTGAATCAATAAGACAAAATGCACCAATAGCGTTTTCTTCTCAAAGAAGATTAGTGACTGCTGAAGATTATAAAGCACTAATACAAACAAAGTTTGGCGCTTTCATAGATGACGTTACATCATTTGGTGGTAATGATAATGTTCCAAGAATATATGGAAAAGTTTTTGTAGGTTTAAAATTTAAAGATAACATAAGTACAGACACACAACAAAACGTAAAAGATAGAATAAAAACCGAACTTACAGATAATCTTGCAATAATGTCAATTGATACCGAGTTTGTTGAACCAATAACTACAAATCTAGTATTAACTACAACTTTTAATTTAGATCCTGATTTAACAAGTTCAACCCCACAAGCAGTGCAATCACAAGTTCAAAATACAATTAATAACTTCTTTACAACAAATTTAAAAAAGTTTAATAAAGTTTTTAGAAGATCAAACATACTAACTTTAGTTGATGCATTAGATCCTGCAATATTAAACTCAAAGATGGATGTTCAATTGAGACAAGGATTCGTACCGACAGTAAATGTTTCTTTAGGTTATAGCATAATATTTCCAGTAATAATTGCAGAACCTAGTGCAACTGATTACATAGTTAGAAGTACAAATTTTACTTTTAATAATCAAACATGTTTTATACGTAACTTGTTAAGTTCAAATAAATTACAAATAATATCAGTAGATGGTTCTGTTGAAGTTGACAATATAGGTAATTATAACACTACAACTGGAACTATAACTCTTGAAGGTTTTAAACCTACAGGTTTTGATGGTAATCAGTTAAACATAAATATAACTCCTGCAAATCAAAATACTGTAAGACCTTTAAGAAATTACATTTTAGATATTGATGCTGCACTTTCAACATCAATAGCCACACTTGATTTTCAAAATACACAGGTAACATTGTAATGGCAATTGACTATCAAAGTAAAAGAAGATTTAAAAATTTTCAGGTAAGAAAAGTAAGAGAATCGTTACCTGAATATTTTACAAGTGAGTTTCCAACACTTGTTACTTTTTTAGAAAAATATTATGATTTTTTAGATTCTGCAGACGCTAATCATTCTTTTGGTGACGATTTAAAACAAGTATTTGCCACTAAAGATATTGGTGAAATGCCACAAGAACTACTTAATAATTACGTAAATGAGCTCGCGGCAAACTTAGAAACAGGTGGTAACTTTAGTGATACAAGATTCGCACTTAGAAGATTAGCACAATTTTTACGATTAAAAGGTTCAAGATTTTCTGCAGAAGAATTTTTTAGATTATTTTTTCAAAATAAAGCAGAGGTTGTGTATGGTAAAGAATCTATATTTAACATAGGTGATTCAGCAAGCACAATAGGCACAGAGTCTTTAAAGTTCATACAAAACAACGCTTTATTTCAAACGTTTGGTTTACAGTTAAAAGTACCAATTGATGTAAGTAAATGGAACGAGTTATATAAAAAGTTTGTCCATCCGGCAGGTTTTTATTATGAAGGTCAGGTTGTTTCTGATACTGAAGCTTCGTTATCGTTAACAGCACCTCTTTCAATACCTTTGGATTCTGCAGCAACTGCTGGTCCTTCGCTATCTGCAGAAGCATTTCTACCATTTAGTATTCCTTTCGTGCAAGAAACTATTTTAATAGATTCAAATGGTACAGACGTAAGAGTTGGATTAAATCAATTAGTAAACGTTTATCAAAGCTTGACCACAACAGAATTGGAAAAGTTTTATTCATCTATTGATGAATTGATTGGAGTAAATTCATTTACATTTGATGATAGTGATATTAGAGACAGTGCAGGTGGTGCAACTCCGGACTTCTCATTATCAACTGAAACAATGGATAATGATATGTTCACAAGATACTTAAGTGACTCGGCTTTCTAGTATAAATAGACTTATTAGGATTAAAAAATGACAAGACAAAATATTAATATAGGTTCGGCAGCAAACGACGGTACAGGTGATACTTTACGTTCTGCTGGTACAAAGATAAATCAAAACTTTCAAGAAATTTATACGCAACTTGGAGGCGATAGTAGTACTTTAAGTAATAAAGTTACTTTAATTGATTCTGCAGTTGTATTTGAAGGTGTTACAGCAGACTCACATGAAACAAAATTAATAGCCACAGATCCAACTGCTGATAGAGTTATATCACTACCTGATGCTACAGGAGCAGTTGTACTTGATGTTGCTACACAGACACTTACTAATAAGACGCTAAGCACACCAGTTATCGCTTCTATATCAAATAGTGGAACAATGACGGTGCCAACAGGTGGTGGTACTTTAGCAACAATAGGTGGTACACAAACACTTACAAATAAAACGTTAACGTCACCAATATTAAATACAGCAAAAATTGGAACATCTTTAAATGATGCGAATGGAAACGAACTTATAAAAGTAACTGCAACTGGTAGTGCAGTAAACGAATTAACAATAGCAAATGGTGCATCAACAACTGGACCTACGTTATCAGCTACAGGCGGTGGTGCAAATCTTAATATAATAATGACACCAAAAGGTACAGGTTCTGTTGAGTTAAATAAAGCAGCTTTTAGTTCTTCTACTATAGATGCAAACGGTGCGGCAAGTACAGCAGCTACTTTAATAATAGGTAATAAAGGTTCTCAACTTGATGTATCATTAGCTGATGGTACAACTGTAGGCGAATACAAGATTTTTACAAATAAAGGTGCAGGTGCATTGCATGTTACACCAACTAACTTTTCAGCAGGTACTAAATTTGTTCTAGCACAGAATGAAGGTGCTACTTGTATATGGGACGGATCAAACTGGTTCTTAGTCGGCAACCAAAGTACATCAACGGTATCATAAGGAATAGAATATGTCAGCAATAATTACAGACCCGTTTAAAAAACAACTTACGCAGACAGTCTTTGATGAATCTAGACTTGATTCTGCAAGATATTATATTGGAATTGGAAAGTCTGAACCATATGATAGTTCAGAAACAGTACCAACACCTACCGACACGCCTCGTACTATACGAAATATTAGAGCAGGAATGCAGTCAATTAAGTCAGCAAGTGATTTAAGTTATGTTATTCCAAGATATAACTGGTCATCAGGTGCATTTTATAATGGTTATGATGATGATTTTGCTAGCATACCCGCTACTAATAGTTATTATGTACTAACAGAAGATAATCAAGTTTATATATGTTTACAACAAGGTAGGACCGCGGCTGGAGCAGCAAACACATCAACAGTAAAACCAACTGGTACAGGAACTAAGCCAATAA